TTACCGTTGTTAACAGGGGCGCTAGCTAAAGCAGTACCAGTTCTTAAATTAAACTCAGCTTTAGAAGTGGCGTTTACATTATAATCTAAACTTGCAGGAGGCGTGTGTCTGTTTTGAAAATTAGAATAAATAACTCTATTACCAGAAACTTCCTGCGCAAGAGATCTTACTGGAACTTTATCAAAAACCCTTGCTGTTTCTTTTTCTAATAAAGTTTTAAAAGGTTTTTTACCTTCATAATTATATTCTACAAAATTATCAGTAGTTGTTAATGTAGATACTTTTATAGTGTCTACAGCTTTTATAACTAAACCATCAGACTCTTTAAGTAAAACTTCTATTTCTGTTATTTTAAAATCACTTGCTAAAGTATTTTGAGCAGAAGGAAGTGGTATTTGCAAATCTATAGAATTAACTTTATTTTCCATAAAGCTAACAATACTAGATTCTGATGCTTCTGTTTGATCTCCTATTACTATTCCAGTAGAATCAGTGTCTTTTGACATAAAATATCCATCTTGTTTAGGTATAAAACAAGGTTGAGTAAATGGAGCTACTAAAGAATATTCATTATCTTCAAATTTAAATCTATAAGAAAATCTAACAAATTTATCTTCTAAAAAAGTAGAATCTCCAGCATATGTATTATTATAATAAGGATTTGGAAAAAATATTAATTGATCATTTGCGGCTAGAGTTATATTGCTATTAAAAGTGACGCTTGTAAGTGTAGAACCAGTTACCGTAACAGCTAGCATTGTTATAGGGCCTTCTGGATCAGTAGCTGGTATTTTACCTACTGTTTGTCCAACAATAGGTTTGTTAGGATAAAAAGGAAAAATGCCGTTAGCTAAAGCAAAAGAATTAGTATTTGCGCCTCCTGATGTTGTTGCTGAACCGCCACCAGGCATAAACTTAGACACTACATCTTTCATAGTGCACTCAAAGTCACCCGCAGAAGCCGCACTTGCTTCATATAAATATATAGAGTTATAAGGGTTGTATTTAGCTACAGATATTTGATCTTCTGTTTGATAATGGTTTACATTGTTAGCCGCGTTTGTTACGTTTATTTTTCTAGGTTGATTTCTATTATCTGTAAAAAACAATAAGTTTTCTATTAAGTTAACACCGTATATAGGATTTAAAGTAGAAAAATTAAGAAAAGCGCCTGTTACAAGTATTGTTGAAGTTTCAGTATCTGGACTATATCTGCATATAAAATGTTTAGATCCTACTCCGCCACCTTCTTCTACATAAGACGACGTATAATTATCTGTTAAAAACACATAAATAAAATTATTTATTTGATCTACAAAATAACCTATAGAAACTAAATCAGAAACTACAGGAAATACCAAAGTAGAAACTAATTCATTACCTAGTACGTTTTCTAAAGTTCCAACACCGTCACCTTCAGACATGCTTATCTGAGCGTTTTTAGCATCTATATATTCACCACTTGGAATAAGTCTCTTATCAAGATCCTTATTCATTTTGGATTTTATAAAATTATTTTTAACTTCTGCCATTAAATTTTAATGTTTTATCCATTTAGATTTACCACGCATAACCTGAACAAACTCGTCAAGCTTTATATTAGATAATCTTATTTTAGCATTTCTAAGTTTAGCGCTTCTTTCTTTTTTAAGTCTTTGCACTAAATACTCTTGTTGCCCTGATCTTGTAGATATTATAGAGTGTAATATGTGAGCGTATAAAGCATCTTCTGCCATCTTAGGCACTTTACAGTCTAAGTCGTAAGCTAAACCATCAGAAATATATTCTAATACAATTAGTTTACCAACTAAATTACTTGAAAAAGACATTTTCCCATCTCTGTAATTAGGATTAAACCATCCGTTTACTTGAGAGTACTGAGGATTTATACCATATTGTTCACCTAAGCCATATTTAGTAGGCCAACCGTATACATTAGCCCAATAAGCAAATTCATCAAAATTTCTAAATAAATCTTGGCTTATAAGCGTTGTATTAGCTTCTTTCCATCTTTCACTAGTTATAGATGTTCCTTCTGTATTGTCTCCAAAATTATCTTGTGTAGGTACTCCTAAGTCATCTTGAGTCGGTGTTTCGTAAGGGCTTATGGTTAAGTTGTTAGCTGGATATATTATTCTTTTTACTCCTAACTCGTCTATCCAAGAAACTCTAACATAATTTACATAATCTTGAGGTAGTATAACACTTAAGCTAGGCGGTATAGTAAGTTCTTGAGATTTAATACTTTTTAAGGTGTCGTAACTAAACTCTTGTAAACCTCTTTTAGCATGAAATATTACATCTGTTCTTTGAACATTTGAAATTAATTTACCCGCACCAACATAAGCTATTAAAAAGTTGTTAACTATATCACTTATTTTTATATATTCATAGCCTCCATAGTTTTCTTCTACAGTATCTCCATACGCTTTTTCAGCTTCTGTTTGCCCATATTTACCACCATCTAACCTTTTTAGCTGCACAACTAAATATACGTTAGCAGGTAAATTGTTTGTTATAGTTATTACATTATCTTTAACTTCGTATGGTGAAGTATATTCTGTCCAGCTACCAGGATTTGGCATGCCTGTAGTGCTTGTGTATATTTTAAAGTTATTTAAAGTATAGTTTACATTATTAGGATCATAATTGCCAAAAACTAAATCTGTGTTAAAAGTAGTTGTAAACCTTTGACCGCTAAGAGTTCCACTTCCTAATCCTCTAAAAGCTTGTACACCTTGGTAATATTGTTCGTTAGTTTCTGTTATTGATGCCATTTATTAACTTTTTGAATTAACTTCATTTCCTTGAACAGCTGATGCTGCCGCTTGTATTATTTGAGGATCATTAATTACAACTCCAGAATATGCTAATATTCTTAATATAACCTCGTCTTGTTCAGTGTTTAATAACTCAAATTGAGTAGAAAGAGATGTATTATAAATATATTGACCCAGTGTTCCTACTGTAAAACCCCAAACAACGTCTGCAGGTTTTCTAATGTAAGATATAGATATGTCTGAAGCAGATGTAATTGTAGTAGGATAAACATATATATGCGACTGTCCTGTGTTAATTCCTTCAGGCTGCTGAGTAGCTTGCTCGTATAAATAAACAGGATAAGTAGTTGTAGGTTTTGTAAGATTAGACATGTTTACTTGCAATAAATCATTTCGCTCTATTCTTTCTATCTCTTTTTCATCTTTATATATTACAGTACCTATTCTATGTAGATTACTTGGAGGAAGAAAATACAAAACATCATTTATTGAGTTTACTGTTGCTGTAGCGCCTGCAGCAGGAGCAGCGCCACCAATATTAACAACATCACCAACTACATAACCTGATCCGCCGCTATTAACTTCAACAGTTGATAGAACACCATTACTTCCACTGCTTAATGTTATTTGAGCATTTCCACCGCCTCCAGATATTGTTACAACAGCGCTTCCACCGTAGTTTAAACCGGGATTATTTATATTTAAACCTACAATACCTCCACCTACAGGATCTACAGCGGTTATATTAACTGTTAACCCAGTTCCAGAGCCACTAGTGCTTGTAGATACATTTGTTGCAATATTGTAGTTAGTGCCAGCTTGTGATATGCTAAACTGAGGTATTAACGTAGTAGTGTTTAAAGTTAAATTAGATCCGCTGCCAAGAGTAGTAGCAACGTTTGAAGAGCTTGTGTAACCTGAGCCAGGAGCTGTTAATGAAACGCTTTCAACGCTACCTACGCCTACTAAAGTTGGTTTTGCAATAGTTTTAAAAATAGAAATGCAATCATCAACATTTTTTTGTCGATTTGCATATTCATTAGTAGTCTGTGGCACGCGTAATTGTTGGTTCATATCTTCAAAATAATTTTCAAAGATTTCTAATTGTACCTGTGTAGCCAACTTATTAAACTCATCTGGTGTTATATAACCTCTTTGTTCTTTATTAAGTATAGACAACACCGTGTTGTAAACAGTATTTACGTTTATCGCCATGTTATAATTTTTTTATACTAAAAAGGCGGCCTAAACCGCCTTGTATTAGTATCACTTGTTTTTATAGTTTTTTATCTATAGATTTATAGATCTCAACACCTTCATCTGTTTTTAAGAAAGCAGCGAAAGCAGAGTATGGATTTTCATCAAAAGGCACATTCATTAGTTTTCTACCATTTGATCCCCAAGTAAATGTTCTTTGATCACCTGATAAATTAATTATACCAGCTTCAGTAGCTCTAATAGCTATATTTCTTAATTGAACATTATCATCGTTTGCTAAATTAATAAACAATGACGGGTTAGTTCTAGCAAATAAAAGTAAATCTCTTTTAATTTCTTTAGAACTCATAGAATTAACTTTTGAGCCTATTTCAACTCTAAGAATAGCTTCGGCTTGATCTATATCAATGTTTCTAGCAGCGTTCATAGCATCAATTTGAAGATCTAATACTTCTAATTGATCAACAGCTTCTTCAACAGGGCTAAATTCTTGATATAATCTACCTTTTAAAGGGTGATATAAAGAAAGTAATTTTTGTAAATTTTGTTTTTCTTTTGGTACTTTTAAATCACCATCTTTAAATACAATATGACCTAAAGTTGCTTCACCTTTTTGTTCATCTACAAACGGTGAATCGTGATTAGTAGCATATCTAATTTCTCTTTGTTTACCTGTTTCTTTATCAAAATACAATAAAGAATGTTTCTTAGTATGCTTACTAGGTATTGTTAATGTTAATGGGTTTTTTTTACCTGTTAAATAATAAACCCTATCTTTAATTTCCCACGTTGGTTTTGTAGGTTTAGGAGCGGTTTTTACCGCAACCTCTTGAGGTGCAACCTCAACAGTTTCTGCTTTAGCTTTTTTAGCCATAATATAATAAAATTAAATAGTTAATAAAATAAACACCCCGCCCGAAGACGGGATGTATATTAATTTGAAGTGATTACACTCCTTTGAATAATACAAAGTTATTAGCAGCTTGTGTTACTAAACATCTTTCAGATAGGAAGTTTACTTCCATAGCATCCAATGTAGATGTAAATGCACCACCAGCAGAACCAGTTAACCAAGACTTCATTCTTCTGTCGTCAGCTTGTGAAGCTCTATAACGTACATGTAAGAAAGGTCTACGGATGTTAGTTCCTAATACTTGATCGTATACAGTTGATGTTCCAGCAGGTATTAATACACCTTCAATAGAATTAATTCCACTGATAGCGCCACGAGTTGAAGCATCATTTAAGTATTTCCAATCAGTTTTGTAGAAATCATAAGATCCTCTTCTGAAACCGCTAAACCCTAAGTTTAATGCCATTTCTTCTGAGTTTTCAAATAATCCAAATGCAGTACCTCCAGCAGCGCCACCAGAAATTGCAGCTAACATGTCGTCAAAATCCAAAGCAGTTTGTCTTTGTAAAAATAACATGTTTTCTTCAATTGCACCTTGAGTATCTAAATTTTTCAAAATACCATCAAAGTCATCTATTCCAGCAGCAGCAGTAAATCCTACTTGTACATTACCTCTATCTTCAATAGCAGCAAATAAACCTTCAGTTCCAGCTAGTTTTGCAGTTGTTACAGCGTTTATGCCTGCGTTTTTCTCACCTTCTACCATAGACATTTCTAAGTAATCTTCAAAACGTAGTCTTGTTTCAGACTCAGCTTTTAAGTACCATAAATATCCAGATGTTCCGTCTTCAGTAGCAACTTCAACCCAACCAATTTGAGCCATATCAGAACCATTAACTACGTATTGGCTTCTAATAATAATTGGAGTGTTTGAAAATTGTGTAAACTGTGGTTCTACAGAAACTCTAGAATTACCACCTGTCATTTCTACACCTTTTTCATAAGCAGAACCGTATACAAATACTTTCAATTGAGTTGCACCAGTAGTACATCCATTTGCAGCGTTTTCTAATGCAAGATTATTAAAAGGCTCTACAGTAATAGCCTTAGGACCAGCGCCTACAGCAGAAGCAGTTACAAGACACTTTGCTTCACCACCTGTTACAGTATCTAAAACAACTACAGTATCATTTACAGAAATAACATTATCTACACCTGCTGGTATAGTAACAACGTTACCATTAGCAGGAGCTGCACCAGCACCACCAGCAGTGGCAGAACAGCCGTCATAGGCAATGTGTAATCTGTTTTGCTCAGACCAAATTACTTGATCAGATGTCATTGGCATTTCAGCGCCAACCATTCGTAAGAATCCAGATAACGTTCTGTTTCCATAACGCTCTACTTCTTGTTCATAAATTTCAGGTAAATACTGCTGAGCAAATGTGTCAGTGTTTCCAGCACCACCGTCATTAAATTTTAAGTAGTTACTATTTAAAATCTCTTGTGTTTGAGATGGAATAATACTACCAAATTGAGGAGTTAAACTCATAATTTTAATTTTTATTAGTTAAATTTTCTAGTTTTTATTTTTAATTTTGTAGAGTCAGCACCAGAAATAGCTTTAACTTTAAATCCGTTTAAGAAAACCTCACCTTGTTGTGATCTAGCTTTAGTATCACTTAAGTTTTTTGATTTGTTTACAACGTCTTTAACAGCGTCGGCTTTTCCTTGCTCATAAAAATGAGCTGCTATTTTATCTACGTTTTCAGCAGCATACATAGCTTTATGATAACCATTAACATCTGAAACGTTGCCTTTATCGTCTAAGAACTTCTTGACGAGGTTTGTTATGTTAGATTGGTTTTCTGCAACTTTATCTTTGTTTTGAATATTATACTTATATTTCTTTTCACCTACAGTGATATCAAAACCTTTGAAATCATCGCTAAAAAGTTTTTTAGTATTATTCTTAAACAACTCATGTTGTTGCTTAGCTTGTTCTTGCTCCTTGTTATATCTATTGAAAAAGTCCATAGCTTTTTGTTGCTCTTGAGTTACGCCGGGTCTCAACTTGATTTCGTCGTAATATTTTTTCTTTGTTTGCTCTAAAAAGTTTTTGGCTTTTGCAACTTCTTCTTTAAACGCAAGTTTCTTTTTGCGTATATCTCTTTCCTCATCTACTTCTTCATCAAATACAAAATCTTCTAATAAAAGATCTACGTCTGAATTATCTAAATAAGGTTTATTTTTTTTGTAATATTCTTTTAATAGTGTAACATCGTCAATGCTAGAATAGTCAGCATTTAAACGAGTATAATCTTCTATTGTACCACCAGTTTCTTCCATAAAAGCAACTAGCTTTTCAATATTTTCAGGTAATGGTTTACCTAATATTTTTTCATCTCTTACAGCTTCTTTAACTTCTGCTTCAACTTGTTTAACTTCAGCTTCTGTTACTTCTTGGATCGGAGAAAACCCTTCAGCAGTCTCGTTGGACTCTTGTACAGGTTCTCCCACCTTTGCGCTATCTCCGGATGGTTCTTCCACAGATACCTCCTTTGTTTCTCCGATTTGAATGGCATCTTCTTTTTCTTCTTGTTTTGGAATTACTACTTTTTTAACCTTAGCTTCTAATTCAACTAAAGGTTCTTTTGGATTTATGTTTACTTTAGTAACATTATCCTTAGTTTCATTTAATTTTTTTGGTGTCTTCTTTTTTGTTTTTAATTTAAAGTCACCTTCCTGCTTAACAGGTTCATTTGTTTTTATTTCTTCTGACATAATATAATATAATTAAATAATTAAATAAAGCTTATAAAAATTGCTCTATTCCTGTTGATTGTTGATTTTCAAAATCTATTGGTAAACCGTCGTTTTTTCTTTGGCTTATCATTTCACTTTGCTGCGTTGCTTGCAATTTTGTTCTTTTATCTTTACGATCTTCTATTGCGTTTTCTTTTTGCTGCATAGCTTGAACTTCAAGCTGCTTTAACTGCATGTCAAACTGATGTTTTATCTGCAATTTTTGTTGATCAAGCTTTGCTTGTATTTCCATTTTTTGTATTTCCATTTGAGTTCTAGCTTGTTCATATTGAACTTTAGAACCTGAAATAGCTTCTTGTTTTTGAACTTCAGCCATAGCTGTTTTTTCAGCAGTAGAAGCTTGAGCGTCAGCTTGAGCCTGTATATTAGATTGTTGTATTTTAATATCTTGCTGTTGTTTACGCTTACGTTTTATTTTAAGCATTTGATTAGCAAGTTTAATATTTTTTATTTGACGTAAATCTATAGCGTCATCTAAATCAATATTACCTGCCTGTAAAGCAACTTGAATATTAGCCTCTAGTTTAGCTTGTTCTTCTTCATCTGGTTCTAGTTCTAAGAATATACCAAAATCATGTAAGTTTAAATCAATTAAATTCTCTAAAGTTTTAACATTAAATGTAGATATAGAGTTTTGTAAAGAATTAGCTGTTAAAGGAAAGCTTAAAGCGTCTGCTATTTTTAATGAAATATTCTCTGCTATTCTTAATGTTATATATAATCCAGATTGATTTATATGTCTTGTAGCTGTATTTGAAGCATTAGCTGCTAGTTTTTGTAATCCAACCAATGTATTTCTATCAGGCAAGCTACCATCTCTAGCTTCATTAAGTCCGGTTACGTCGCGTATCATTTGTAAATAATATTGATACGTAGTAATTAAACTTTGTATTTTAGCGCCTCCACTACTACTTTGTAGTTCTTGAATTGGCACTTTACCTCTATTTAAATCACCATCTTGTGTCAATGATCTACCAACAATAGAACCTGTTTGAAAATACATGTTTAATGCTTCAGCTGGATTATAATTAGTGCCATTACCAAGATCAACTTCAGCAAGTCCGTCCATATCTAAATACACGCCATCTGGTACCATGCGAGATAACACTTGTTGTAGTTTTAAATGTGTTAATTGTATCATGTCTGCAAAGCCTACACACTTGCTTACTAAAGACTCTATTCTACCTTTATACATACGCGGCGCGCATATAGAATAATTCATTTCAACTTTTGTAGTATCAGCATATGGCCTTGACATATTTTCAGCAAGTTCCCACTTTAACATAGTGTCAGTTCCTAAAACTTTAGCACCGCTATATAATACTTCAATAGATCTAGATACTCTTTCAAACATATCGCTTTCTGGCGGATTAAAAGTGTCTGGCTTTTCAATAGCCTTCATTAATCCTTGATCTGTTTGTTTTATTTTAAACACCTGATCGTTATATGTTTTATAATCAAAATATAAAACTTGTACAGTATTTTCATCATAACCTCCCCAACCAGTAATATACTGCCTGTTGCCAGGCATTTTTTGTATACGCTCTAACTCTTTATTAGAAATATTAGGAAATTCTTTTTTAAGTTCAGGTATTGTTATTGATTTTATTTCGCCAACATAATATATGTCTTCAAAATTAGGATCTTCAGTATATGAGTAAACCATGTAAGCGGGATCTACGTAATCAACTGTTATACCATTTGCGGTGTTAAAATTAGTTTTACAAGCTGCAATACCAATTGTAACTAAATCCATATTTATTCTACGTCTAGTTAAATTGTATTTGTTTTTAGCCATAATTGTAGATATAGCTTCTTCTTCAGCTATTTCAATTGACTGCTTGTATTTTAATTGCATGTGAAGCTCTAGCTCTTCTTCTGATTCTGGTATTAAATATGTATTAGAAGTTTGATATAAATCAATACCTAAAACCTGCTTTATATTTTCTATATATTCTTTAGAAATCATATCTTCATATATTTTAGAAGCATATGAAGTTCTTTTCTTTATTGAATTAGGATCTTGTGCGTAAGCTTTAATTTCATAAGCCTTTTGTGATATACCATTTACAACTATGTCTACAAACTTAGATAAAATAGGCACTGGTTTCCAGTCTAAATTTAAATAAGATAAATCACCGTTAATTGACAATTCATCTTTATATTTTTGTATAGACTGCTCTCCTCTGGCATATAAACGCAACTCGTGGAAATTGTTCCAGTTTGTTAAATACCTATTACCGTTAGTTCTACCAGATCTAAACCACTCGTACTCAATAGCCATTGCTACTTGACTACCGTATTCTAAACTACTTTTCTCAGCATTACTTACTACTTGACTTGGAAAAGCGCTATTTGAGTTAGTGTATATATTCATTAACTTATTATTTTTGATGTAGTTCCTCTATTGTCGTATCTTTTTATACCAAGATCAACAGGCTCTAGTTTAATTTTGTTTACAGGCGAATATCTATGTTTATTACAAGCCATTAAAGCTAGTCCAGAACTAATAGAAGCATCGTGCTTTGTTCTATTATTAATATTAAATTTAGCCCAATCTTCTAGTGTTTTTTGAAAATACATATCTCCGTATCCAGTTTCTTTTAAACCTACAAATGTTTCTATATATGTTTCTATAGCTGAAGCATGCGCTTGTTTAATATCTTCACTAGAGTTTGGTATTCCACCTAATTCTCTTTCAGTTATAGATAATTTATTATATTTTCTATCTGGCCTATTCATAGAAAAACCTCTATAACCACGTTTTTTTAAATAATATAAAAGCCTAGGTTTGTTGTTTTCAATTAATATTGGCATACCATAAAAAACGCAAGCCATTAAAACATCTTCAAAAAATATTTCAGCTGTTTGTGGTCTAGCTATATATTCTAGAAAAAAATGATTAGGAGGCACATCTTCCATACAAAACTTTGTTAAGCCGTGTAAAGATCCTTTTGAACCTCTTTTATCTACAGTTCCTGATATATCATATGGATCACATCCAAAAGCACCCATAAAATCATTACCTGGATAATATGTGTTATTTTTTTTATATCTTTTATTTTGTATATGAGACGGCGGCACCCAACTTATTTTAAATCTACCGTTTTTATTTGGAACAAATATAACGTTTGTGTCTTTTTCTGCGTTTTGCCACTGAAAACTACCTTGAGTAATATTTATAGAATTACGCATGTCTTCGTTAAAATCTATTTGTTCGTAAATTTTAGTTAAATTAAACAAAGATTCTTTTGATTCGTCTCTAAACGCGTGCTTCTCTGTTCTAGGAAATTGTCTATAAAACTCATTTAAAGCGTCTTGATCTTGCTTCAATCCAGCAACTTCGTTATCCCAATATTCTATTACACCTAAATCTATAATTTCACCTTGTGGTCCTTTAACAGGTTCGTCTGGTGTTTGGAAGACAGGTATGCCATAAGAATCAATATATCCTTCGTAATTCCATTCCATAGGTATGAACAAGCTATATAATCCAGAGCGAGTTTGTCCATTCGCGTTTCGTTGTGTAACATCTGAGTCATTATATAGTTTTTTAAAGTTGTCGCCGCCTTTGTCTAATGAGTTACTAGTTGAACCCATCATGCATTTACCTATAATTCTACTACCTAATCGTAAGCAGGTTTTCGTAACCCTCCAGTTGTTGAGGATGTTCGTCGGACGCTCCCACTTGCCGCTTTCATCGTGGACGAGGAGTTTGAGCTTTTCACCGTCATACGAGTTGTCGCCCGTGTTTTTCCAGTCGATCGTGGTGTCGAGCCCATCGATCTCTTGTAATTGTGCGTTTGTTTCAAGTTTCTTACGCGTGTATTTTGTTGCGGGTACTCTATACGCAAGCTCTGTCTTTGGCCTGTCCATTCCGTCTTGAATTGGTTTGAAAAAGAAGGGGTAGTTAACTGATATCGGTACCACCTTGTCTGTAAACATCTTCTTTGCATCAGGACCAGATTTTGATAATATTCCAAACCTAGAATCGCTTGATATGGTTGCCATATTAACACACTCCCCGGACGCCATAAAGGAAAACCCAGAACGTCTGTTCTTAAGATAGCACATCCCATATGATCTATGGTCGGCCTTGCAAGCTTCCCAGAATATGTAGAATAATCTGTTTGATTCCCTAAAATCTGGTTGCCCAACATCAATCTTGGACCACTGCAAGTACATATAGTGAGTACCAGTAATGTAAGTAGCCACATCCTTATTATAGAACCAAAAGCCTTCTTCCCTGCGGACGAACTCATTATCGATGTAATCATACCATTTTTCTTTGAAGTCTAACGGGTATTGTTCCCAGTCAAAAACAGACTTTATTTTTTTTAATACTTTTGGATATTCAGTGTGTTCCCAAGTATTTGTTTCAAACTTGTGTATTTTGTTTTCTACAGGTAAGGCTATTTTTAGGTTTTGTATTTCATATATTTCGCCTATTTTGCCTGTCTTACTTATAACAATAATATCGTGTTCTTTATTATACCCATATTCCCATTTACTATACCTATTCATTCGTTTAAGAATTTTAGGTTTAATATGGTCTTTTAAAACTTTATATAAACTTTGCTCGTACATTACTTAGATCTACCTTCTGCAAAACCTTTAAAAGCTCTTTCTTCTTTAACTTCTTTTGGTTTTTCGTTTAATAAGTTTTCTTCTTCTTCGATGCGGCTAAGTATTTCAAAAGCATCAAATATAGCAAGCTTTTTTGTAGCCGCAGCATTTTTAAGTCTATCAGCTGATATATCATCGTCTGAATCAACAATAGCTTCTTTAGCTACTTTGATTAATTCCTCTACTGCTTTCTGCCCAGCTTGGATTATATTCTTCTTCGTCTCCTTGGTATTCATACTTAATTACAATATCATTTGATTTCATACAATAAAGTCGTTTATTATCGACTAAAAACTCCCATTCGCTGTTAGGAGTAAATCCTACAAGATCACCTGGGTTGATATTAAGCTGTTCTAATGAACTATTACCATATTTTAATATACCAATAAGGCTTGCTTCTTTATCAAGCGTTAGATCTTGTTTGCTTTTTATAGGTGTTACAAAGCATCTATTATTTATAGTCTTCCAATTGTTTTTGTTTTTATATAAATAAATTTGGTCAATTGCGCAGAAATAATAATCTTCTTTAAAATAAGATCTGCTTTTTTTCTTTTCACCCCTCATATCATAAAACGTTCTAAATACGTTTTGATGTATGATTATTAAAGCACCTTTCTTAATAGGCGTAGAAAAAGCTGCTGGTGTTTCAATAACTTTAGCAACTCTATTAACAAACTTCCAGTTTTCTATTTTAGTATTTACAACTAATTTTTTATCACCTACATTAACAGTATTACTGTATTTATCGCCAACTGGTTCAACGATAAAATCATAAAGACTTTTCATTAATATTCTAAATCATACTCAACAGAAATAGCCATGTTAGAATTAAATTTTTTCCATGGCAATACTTCGTTGTTTTTCTTTATATGTATATTATAAGAATTATCTAAGTCATTAAAAAGTATATGAGAAATTTCATGACCACCGTATACTAATTGACCAATAGAGTAATGCATAGCGTCATTTTTATAATCAGATCCAATACTGATTTTTCTAATGTTATTCTGCATTTTCTTGTTCTATTTGAGTGTACTCGCCTGTAACAAGATCAATGTTTATGCTTCCATATTTTTCTTCAAGCTTTTCTTTAGTTTTAGAAAGCTTTTCATTAATTTCAGCAACTCTATGTAACAAAGAGTGTTTTTGAGTTTCTAATACACCTACGTTATTAATAACGTTGTCTAATTCTTGTTTAGTAGATTTTACTTCTTCTAATTCTTTTTTTGTAATTTTTTTAGCTTTTGCCATAATTTAATTTAATTTAATTTAATTTATAATTGTATAGTTTATCTATACTTTATTTTCCTGCTACCAAGTCTGTTGCCGTTGTAGCGTTAGACAAAACATAATCTACAACTACTGGAAACCACTCTCCTTCAGGTACGTTTTTAAATGTAATTGCCTGAGCAGCGCCTGGTAATCCTGATCCACTTGAGCCTGTTGCTCCAGCTGGTATAACTTGAAGATCTGCACTAGAACTTGTACCTACATATATTATTGATCCATTTAAAGAATCAGCAGCTGTTAAAGCGTTTAGTGCTACAGGTGTTACAGTTTTAATATCGTTTGTTATAAAATCAGGTTGATTTGCGTATTGTCCCATTTTTTTATTTATTACTTATTGATTTAAATTTTTCTGCACCGCGCGAACCAAAATAAGCTACATACACGGTTGTTGTTAATGTCTTTAATAGATTTATCCATTCTTGTTCTACTGTAAAATCTATATAACCATGACTATCTACCCAGATAAAAGCTATAGTCATTATAGTTAAAAATATCAAACTCATAGGCCTAGTATTTTTACTAAGCCAAGAATCTGATGTCATGTCGCTAGCCCAGCGATTTGATATTTCCTGGGCTTCAGCTATATCTTGTTCTAATAGTTTTAAAGCCATTTCTTTGTCAGGTGGAGGTAAAGTGTCATCTCTATCGATTAAGTTCTTTACAACACCCAACAAACCTTTGTCTGGTAAAACTTCTGCTAGTGAATCTAATACTCCAGATTTTCCTAGCAGAAATTGACCGACTTTGGTATTTTTAAATTTTTTTTTAGGCATTTAATTTCTATATAATCTTATTAATCCGTCAAAGTCTCCAAAAAATTGACAGTATAATTCGTCTTTTAAAAAATAATATTTTATAATTACTTCGTATCCATTTCTTGGATTATATAGTTTTGTAGTAAATTCATTGTCACTTTGACTTAATATTTCTTCTTTCATAAAGTGATCGTCTTCAAAACTATAATCAAATACTTTTAGTATAGCGTATTCGCTAGCAATTATTGTTGTTTTGTAACTAGAAGTTTTACTTTTCCAAGTACCTTCAAATTGTTTTTGAGCTGTAGCAGTTAATGCTGCTGAAATAAATAATAGTGTTGTTAAAAAATTTTTCATAATATTAGATTTAATTTAATTGTATACTAATATTATTACATGGTTTTAACAGTTTTTATGAACCGGATCTTTCATCAAACATAGGGTTTATTTCAAATTGACCTATTCTATTTTCTGCTTCTTTAGCTTTTGATCTAAAATAATCTTTATAATACTCTGCAGCGTCTTGGGCGTCTACTGCTTTTTTTCTAGCTTCATTGTAATTATCAATCATTTTTGCTGAAACATATCTAGGATCATCAGTTATGTATTCACCTGTTCTTGGATCTATAGGTGGTCGTTGACCAAGTAATCCAACATTTTGAAATTGTTTTTGAGCATCATATATTGCATTACTCATAGCTTGCTCAGTATCTGCACTTGTGTTACCTTGTGAACTTAACATCATTGCATTTTGCAAGTTATCTTGTATTTCAGAAACTTTTTTAGCAGACTCTTCTAAGCTTTTTAAGTATTCTGGATTACCAGAAACACCTCTTCTAGCTCTAGCCTGTTGTTTTCTATCTATATCTTCTTTTATGCTGCTTCTATTAGGTCTAGGCGCATAATCTTTGTTAATGTTTTCAACTCTAGGATTTATTAAATATCTAGAACTTAGATAAGGGTATTTTCTTTCGTCTCCTGTTTTACTGAACGATCGTTCGATAAAGTTTTGATTATCGCCTTCTATCAAAGATTTTTTAAAAGCATCAATACCTCTTGGTCTAAACTCGTTTTTTAAATCTTCTTCAGTAAGTTTGTTTTGAATTCTTTTAAATGCGTATTTATCAAAATGATCTTTTTTATGTGGCATAATTATGCGTTTTTATAAGCTTCATCTTCCCATGGTAACTTGGCGTTGCCTTCGTCCATTTTAGCTCGTGAATATTTTTTGCCTTTCCAGTATACATAATCATTGTCATAATCTAAGTCACCACGTTTCATTTGATCTATATGAACCATTTCGTGATTTACAACATCTTTTATTTTAGAAGGACAAACATTTTTATTTATAATAATTGTTCCATTATTATTAGCTTTACCCATAACATCATCTTCCATATCTACATGATATATTGGAGTATTATCAATTTTATATGGAGGATTATTTAATTTAAAAGCCATATTAGTTTTTATACGGAAACATTTTATTTAATGCTCCTTTTCTGGCTTCACAACCGCAAGGGATGTTTAGTCCCTTGCTCATTGTGTCAACCATTTTCTTAATGCCTGTAGCTTTAGTAAATTTTTCTATAGAATCTCCTAAACCTGTGGACTTCATAATTATGCGATAGCCATTGCTGTTACTTTCACAGTTGAAGATGGTATAACGATAGCCATAACTCCTCCTGGATTAGCTGTTAAAGCAGACTGTAAATCCTTGGTCCAGTCTGAAGCAGCTGCGGCAACAGTTAATAATATACTTTTACCAATACTATTGTAAAGAGTAACTGAATTATTATTAGCTGTAGTTCCATTTGCAATACCCATGTGAACAGACACAATGTCTCCTAGTAAAATATCAGCTACACCAGCATTGTTTGCAATGTTGATATTTTCTTTTCTAATTTTAATGTACTTTGCCATTTTGTTTAATGTTTAATGTTAATGTTAATGTTAATGTTTGGCTAGGTTTATACAGTCCTAATCTGTTTATTTTACATGCAGTGCTTTCCTGCTGGTGAACCCTTTTTTGGAACGTTGGGTCCTGTAGGAAGTTTTTTCTTTTGTTTACCGCGTCTAGGAGAATCAAATTCTGTAACTATAGTACCATCTTCAGCATGCCAATGAGTTCCTTTTGAAGGATCTCCATCGTGCTTAGCTGGTGATCCTTCATGCCCCATTTCAGCTGGACTGTGCCCCATTTCCATAGGTCCTTTCATCATCATTGCAGATTTTGAATGTTTTGACATCCAAGAAGTAGCTCTGTTATCTATAGGCATATCTTGCATTAAATTTTTTCTTTCTTGTTTTACTGACTCTCCCTTTCTCATACCATAATGATGGTTTTGCATTGGGCTATGTCCCATTTCAGCTGGTGAGTGACCCATTTGAGGTCCTCCTTTTTTTTCTCCGTAAGGCATAATATTTGTTTTTATTTGTGATCTATGTTGTTTTTTCTAGTAAATTCATCATGTAAACGCATTGCAGATCCGTGATGTTTTTTGTCGTATTTCATATCGCCTGCTAGTTTAGAAATATGTTTTTCATCAGCAGTCATTTTCTCGTCGCTATGACCGTGGTGATCGTCATATATAATATCACGCTTTAAATAATCGATATGAGCAGCATCGTCTTTTTCAGACGCTTTATAATTTTCTTTTGTTACATGAGTATGCGCATGATCCATAGACCATTTAGCGTTTCCTGTGTATTTTCCGTAGTGTCCTTTATGTAGTTTCATATTTAATCAGTATAAGGTAGTCGTTGTGCTATTATTTTTTTTCGTTCTTCTTTATCTAATGCAGAAAATGCACCACTACCGTTTCTTTCATCATAGTCATTTATAACTTGATTCATTTTTTCACTGTATGTTGTGCCTTTAGGATTTTTTAAATCGTATAAAGCTTCATACTGTTCAAGTTTTCTATTCATTTCAGAATCAGCTTTTTCTTGAGCTTTATTGTATCTAGGAGTAAGTGTGTTTATGTTTTTATCTTCTATTTTTTCAGCTCTTTTTTCAAGTCTTTTAATTTTTTTTCTTTCCTTAGATGTTATTTTTTTATAAGGATTAATAGCATTAATTTCTCCTGATTTTGGATCTTTTGATACTCCTTTTAGTTTGTTGGCTTTTTTCTGCTTCTTAGCAGCTCTTTTATTTCTGCTTGTTATTCTTCTATCAAGACGATCAGCTTGAATCTGTGGATCAGCTGCGCCCTCTATAGCTTTAGCAGTTCCTTCAGATATATCATCAAACATACGCTGCAGTGATTCTCTTGTAGAAACATAGCCTGTAGCTACTTCTACGTTTAACGGAGATTTTTTAAAAAAAGAAGAAGAAAATTTTGAACTCATTACTTATAAACTTTAGCTCTTGAAGTAATTGGCACGCCTGGTGCACATTTACATGGAAATTTAGAAACTTGCATACCTGTTATACCTGAACTAGATCCTACACCCATTGGGAAACCTTCTTTACTTAAAGGCCCGTCCCATATAGCGTTTTCACCTATTTGCCCTGACAACTTAGGGTTTTTGCGTATTTTATCAATATCGTGATTCATGTTTTTGTTTTTATTTTTATTAAATAATTTTAATAACCTAAAGCTTTTCTCATTGCATCGTTTGTTTTTGATGCAACAGCTTCTTGAGCGGTATTCATCATGCCAGCAGGTAACACTCTATCAAAAGTGCCTGTAACTGGTTGTCCTACCATGTTTGGTATTTGATTTTGAAAACTACCTAAAGCTGTTGGATTTATAGGTGATGGTGTGAGTTGGTTTTGTTGAAGCGTACCAGTCATTGGATCTACGCCGGGCATACCAGTGCTTATCATTTTAACTGGAGTTTCTGGCGCGGCTTCAATAGCGTCTCTTAAATGCTTAGGTAAGTTTTTTTGATTACCTACAAGTGCTTTGTCTAACGGTGTTTCCATGTTATCTATCTTTATCGTTATTTACGTTATAAATGGCTTTTGTCATAACTTTATCAGTATACGTATCGCCATTAATTATTTTATTACGTCTACCAGTATTTATATCTTCTTCACCTAGCATTATTCTGTATATTCTACTTATTAATTGCTTACCTTTGAAAGATACTTTATATATATGGTATTTCTGAGTGGACCTGTTTCTATGTCTCCATACAACTATCCAACCTTCTTTTAGCAGCCTGTTCCATCTGCGGTTATCCCAGCTGTATGAGTATACACCCATTTCAAAATCTTTTTTAGTAAAAAAATCTATACAGTCAAGATATATTAAAAGTTCTAGATCTGCATCATTTAAATTGTTGTTTTTACAAGCCCACTTTCTTATGATGCGATAGTGCTTCATTAGGTTTAGTTCTCTAATGTCACTAGCATCTAATCTCATACTACAACAACGACGTCTGCAGATTTAATTACGTGATATGAATTATCACCAACTTCAATTTTATGACCAGCGTGACGATCAAAGTATATAATATCATTGTTTTTAATACCAACTACTTCTGTTCCAACAGACACTACGTCTGCTTTTACATATCTTATATCTTCACGTTGTTTTTCTGCAAGAAGCAAACCACCTTTTGTTTTTGTAGTTCCTTCTTTTGTTTTATTTATTATTAAGTTTCTACCTATTGCCTTCATCTATTCTTAAATTATTGATTACACAATCAGTAGATAATATTGTTGTTGCTACAGAAGCTGCGTTTTGAAGAGCGCTCTTGGTGACAAGTAATGGATCTATAATACCTGACTTAATCATATTTACCATTTTTCCTGTAACCACATTGTAGCCTTGTCCTTTTCTGTTCGGTGTTTCTACGTTGTTTACACCTGCATTTTCAATTATTGTTTTATAAGGCGCCTTGATAGCTTCTAGTAAAACTGTTTCACCAATAGACTTAGCATTAATATTTGTAGCAGCATTCAATAGAGCAATACCACCACCAGGAACAATCCCTTCTTTAATAGCAGCTTTAGTAGCACAGATAGCGTCTTCAACTCTATCTGTCTTTTCTTTTAATTCTATTTCTGAATTAGCACCTACTTTTACAATAGCTATTTTAGCTGATAGCATTGCTAATCTTTTTTCAAGCTTAATAAGCTTGTTAGGATTTTTTTCTTTTAAAAGTTTTTCTTTTATATCTTGTATAACTTGATTAACTTCTTCTGTGCTTTCATTTATTTGCAATATTGTGTCTTCATGCGATGTTACGCTTTTTAAACATGTACCCAAATGATCTGGTTGTATCATGTTCATGTCGTCACCTAAATCTTCATTTATAATAGTAGCGCCAGTAAGTATAGATAAATCTTGTAACATTTGCTGTTTGTTTATACCATACGTAGGCGCGTCAATTACATTAACTTTAATATTGCCTTTTGTTTTATTCATAGCTAGAGCTGATAAAACACCTTGTTCTAAATCGCCTATAATAAGCAAAGGTTTATTGTTTTTTATTACGTGCTCTAGCACAGACTGTATTTGTCTGATAGTATCTACTGGTGATTCTAATAATAATATAAGTGGCTTTTCAAGTTCTGCAGTCTTACTAACTTTGTTAGTAATAAAATGAGAATTTTTTAGCCCTTTTTCATATTGAACACCATCAACAACCTCTACATGTGTTTTACCATCTGATGAGGTTTCCATCATAACAACGCCTGTGTTGTCAACTGCTCTGAAAGCATCTGCTATTATTTTACCAAGTGCAGGTTCGTTGTTAGTCGATATTGTAGCTATTTGATCTATCATTTGACCTTTTACATCAACTGATAATGATTTTAAATATTTAACTACTTTTTTAACTGATTCGTTAATACCGTCTTTTAACTCTCTTGAGTTTGTTTTATCTACTACTTTATAAGCTTCGAGTAGTATAGCATGTGCTAACACTGTAGCTGTTGTAGTTCCATCGCCTGCTTCTTGTACAGTTTTACGTGCTGCTTCTTTTAAAAGCGTTGCACCCATATTTTCTACTGGATCTCGCAAGATTATTGAATCTGCGACTGTTACACCATCTTTAGTTATTATTGGTCTTCCAGTATGATCTTCTAACATAACGCATTTGCCGCTAGCTCCGAGTGTAGAGCTAACAGCGTGCGTTAGTTTTTCAATTCCTTTAAATACATTATCTCTGGCTTGATCACCAAAGTTAAGATTCTTGACTATTAAGTCTGACATATTAGATTAGATTAAATTATATTATAAAAATGTTATTCAAAAGTTTTTACTACTTTAGGTCCTTTTAAGTATTCTAGCTTTTTAGTGTAGTGTTCTACAGAGCTATCAATTGCTTGTTCAGCGCCTTCAATAGTTTCACGTCTTGTAACATCAACCCATTGTTCGTCAAGGGTCTGGTGTTCGGTTTGATAAAAGCCATTTGGTAGTTGTACTATGCGCCAGTTTTTCTTCTGAGCGACATGCTCCCATAATTGTCTGGTTTCATCGGATACTTGTGGTTGACTAGACCACGTTTGAGTCTGATAATAAAATGTCATTGGTTTCGGTTTTAATTGTTATTATTGGTTTGCACTTTCCCGTGCCGGGTATATTTTATATACTCACTTGGTTTTAGTGAATTTTACTATGAGTATATTCTTATTTCAATCATACCAGTCTGAACATTGTCAACTAGTGTTTTATTTGCTGAATCTCTGTTTTCAACAGAAACAAAAGTAGATCCTACTTCATTTACAGCTACTACATTAGTACCAGTAGATGCTGGTAAAGTTCCTCCAGAGTTAATACCTCTATCACTCGCTACTGCATATACTTTAGTTCCAAGGTTTTCACTTGCTGTAAATCTATAAACTCCTTTTGAAAATCTAGTAGCCGTCCATGTAAGCCCTGTGTTGTTATATAGTTCGACTGGTACCGGATGACTATCTGCTGCTTGACCTGCTTGAGTCCAATTAGCTACATATGAATTGTAGCCTAATGTTACTTGACTAGCTATGCTTCCTACTGTAGCTGTTTTAGTTGAATTAGGTGTAGTCGATACGTCTGTTAGTACAACTAAGTCGCCATCTTGTGGAGTTACTGTAGGATATGAATTTATTATTGCCATATTATTTGTTTTGTGTAGCTGTATTAGTTAATAAGTCGTAATCATGAGTTAATATAGACGCATTGCCACGCGTTAGAGCTCTATGAGCCGCACTCATGTTGTTTCTTTTATGGAATTTATCGGTAAAGGTGCCATTTGGGTTTAAAAACCCGTTTTTCTTCATTAATTTCATAGCAAACTCTTTATTTCCTCCAACTTGCGCTATTAATCTAGGAATAAGCTCCCCGGGTCCTGTGAATCTAGTTGTTTCCATATTAATATATACTTACATATAAAGCGAGAAACTTACAAAGTGTGACATTAGGGTACTACTTATAT